GCTGGAAGAGCGCCGGGAGTTGAGGGAGCGATCGCAGCTGAAGTTGGGGAAGCCCAACCGCAACCGACGGTAGAAGAAGTAACGTCAAAGCCTGTGGAGGTTGTACCTGAAGAAAGAGTTATGCGCCAGTCCGAACGATGGCGGCAAACATTTGAGCAGTGGTTTGCACAAGACCGACAGGAGATACCAGGGGTCGATTCGGAAAAGTCCTATCAGGCATGGCGTGCTACCATTGGAATAGAGTATGCTCGGGGGAAGGCTATAGACCCTGGGGTTGTGGAGCAAGCTCGTAATCTCAAAACTCTCGAACAGTACGAACAGGTTCAGCAGTTTATCCCGACAGAAGAGGCGGCCCCGGCGGAAGTCGTTGCGGCAGAGGAAGTAGTGCCTACAGCGCGGCCTTTGGGGTTGCCGCCGACGAGCACACAGAACGCGGTCGTGGATCAAGAACGTGCTAAACGGGGCCTTCCTGCGGCGATGGCTACAGCGGCTCGCTCTTTCGGCACGGCTTGGGATATGGCCATGCAGTTCATCGAGCGCGGCATGGCGGTCGAAAATGCCGAGTCGCAGGAAGGCTTGATACGCGAACTGAAAGACAGGCCGCGCCCGGTATCCGATGTTGAAAATGCTGTCTTGCTTCATTACCAGATAACTTTGCAGAACGAACAGGAAAAGGCTTTTCAGCGCGAAGAGGCTGCGGGGAAACGTGGCGATGATGTTGCGAGGGCGGCAGCATCTAATCAGGCCAGTATCATTACTGATGAACTTTTGCAATTGTATGACCTGAATAAAGCAGTTGGCGCGGAAACTGGTCGGGCACTTGCTGCTCGTAAGATGATGGCCGACGAAGCGTTTACGTTGGTAAAGATGCTGGCCCGGCAGCGCCGAGCGACCGGCGTAGAGGTGCTGTCTACTGAGACCCAGGTAGCGGTCAGGGAAGCTCATCGAAAGATAGAAGAGCTTGGCCGGGTGGTGCAAGAGCATTTGGTGCGCGCCGAACAAGCCGAGGCGAGATTGGCCAATATCGAGGCGCACAAGGGGCTTGTTGCAGGCGTGGCAAAAGCGAAGCCTCGAAAGCGGACGGCCAAGGCAAAGGCCGAATTGGACGCTGCGTGGAAAGACGTTCTGAGCAAGTTTCCGACTACGCTGTCGATGGGTGCCAACGTTGAAATGGCGGCTTCGATGGCGAAGCTGGCCAAGGCTTATGTGAAGATGGGGGTGGCCAGTGCCCAGGAATTCATCAGCGAAGTAACGAAGCGGCTGGGTAAGGACAAGGTCGCCCGGCTGGGCAATATGCTCGACGACGCTTGGAATACGGCAATTGCTGAGTCCAAACCTGTGTCGAAGCGCAAGTTGAAGTCGTCAGAAGCCGTGTCGCGGTTCGCCAACCAGCTTGCCAAGTATTTTGTGGCCACCGGTATTACCGAGCGAAACGCACTCGTTGATGCTGTTCATAGCGAATTGGTAGAACTGTTCCCTGAGATGACTCGCCGGGATGCAATGAACGCTATTTCCAGGTATGGGCAGTACAGCCTGTTGAGCAAGGAAGAGATTGAAGTTTTGTTACGCGATCTCAAGGGCCAAATGCAGCAAATCGCCAAGTTAGAGGATATGCGTGCCGGGCAGGCGCCACTCAAGACCGGCCAGGAGCGCCGTGAACCTTCCGATACAGAGCGGCGGTTGATCCAACAGGGCAATGAGATGAAGAAGCAGGGCGGGGTTGCCGTAACCGATCCGGCGATGCAGTTGAAAGCGGCATTGGGCGCATTGAAGACTCGGTTGCGCAACCAGATAGCGGACCTTGAAACGCAGATAGAATCCGGTGAGCGCATTGTCAAGGCCCGCACTGAACTGATGCCCGACGAAGAAGTTGCGGAGTTGAGGCAACGCCGAGACGTTCTTAAACAGCAGTTCGATGAGATTTTCGGTCAAAAGGAACTGACGGATGCCCAGCGTGTACGTAACGCGACGGCGGTGGTAAAGCGGTCCATTGCGGAGTACGAGCGACGGATTGTAGAAAAAGACTTGACCCCGAAGCGTCGGGTGTCGAAGACTCCAGATACCCCGGAATTACAGGCCCTTCGTGCCCGACGCGATGCTTTGCGGGATGAATACCAGCACTTGCAGGATTTGGCTAACCCGAAGATGACGCCAGAGGAACGGGCGGACTCGGCGTATAAGGCCAATCTGACGAGAAGGGCGGCGGAGTATCGGGAACGGTTGGCCAACAGAGACTTCGTCACACGCAAGCGTAAGATACGGGAATTGAGTCCCGAAGCTGAGAAAGCGCGATTTGAGTTTGAGGAAGCCAAGCTGGCGTGGCTCAGGGAAAAGGTCGCCGAAGAAAGGACTAATCGCACGGTCGCTCAAAAAATATTTGGTGCGGCGGGCGAGGGCATCAACTTGTCGCGGGCGATGGTTACGAGTATCGACTTCTCGGCCATGTTGCGCCAGGGCGGCATTGTAGTGTTTGCCCATCCTGTGGTCGGCGCAAAGGCGGTGCCCGACATGCTGCGGTCGTTCCGTTCCAAGGCGGGCGCTTCTGCGGTTATGAACGAGATTACTAACCGTCCGAATTTCGCCTGGTATCAGCGAGCGGGATTGTGGCTGGCGGACATTCAAGGGACGTTGAGACAGCAGGAAGAGGAATATGCAGGTCGTTGGATAGGATGGGTATCACGATTACCGCCGGGACCACGTCATCTGCTACGAGCCGTGGCCGCTTCCGGCCGGGCGCATGTGGCGTTTCTTAACCGACTTCGTGCCGACATGTTCGATGCTTTGGCTGCGAGCTTGGGCAGGGGTGGAACTGTAAGTGAGCTGGAGGCCAAGGCCATAGCTCGTTTCGTCAATGTGGCTACGGGGCGGGGTAGCTTGGGCGAATTGAAACTCGCTGCTGAAACCCTATCGAAGCTGTTTTTTGCCCCCCGATTTGTCGCCAGTCGCTTTCAATGGATAGCAGGGCAACCGCTTTATGGAGCATTGGCGAAGGATGAGTTGGGTCGGCCCATTCGGCCAAACAGAAGGACGCAGATGCTTCTTGCCAAAGAGTATGCCAGGACGTTTACCGGCATTGGTCTGTTTATGTCCAGCGTAATAATGGCCCTTTACGCGGCGATCGGTCTTCCGGGCGAAGAGGAAGAGTGGGATATTGAGACCAGCCCGATTTCGTCAGACTTTCTCAAGATTCGTATCGGTACTCGTCGAATTGATCCATTCTGGGGCGTGCAACAAGTGGTCGTGTTCTTCGCTCGACAAGTAACTGGAAAGGTTAAGACCACTTATGGCGATGTTGTATCGCTTGAAGAGGGGGCGTTCGGCAGGAACACTCGCTTTGATGTGCTGGTGAATTTTGGTCGCTCAAAACTGTCGCCAGCGGCAGGTGCGGCTATGAACATCCTCGATCGGAAAAATATTGTTGGTGAAAGGACTACTGCGCTGACGGTATCTCGGGATGTGACGATTCCGTTGGCTGTTCGGGATATCCCCAAGGCGATGAACGAGCTGGGTGTTCCGTTGGGCATGGCTTGGGGGCTGATTGAAATGGCGGGCATGTCCACGCAGGATTTTGCTAGAGACGTTGATCCTGAAAAGTTGCCAGGGCGAATTAAGACATTGGCGGGCAAGCCTAGTGAGAAGACCGGCACTGAGGCGGATTACCAGAGGCGCATGACAATCTTTGTTCGTCGAAGTCCTGGCCTTACGTTGAGCCAGGCGGAGGCAGCGCTGAAAGAGCGATACAAAATCAAGGCTGCGGTTCGTAACGGGAAGCGCACGGCGTATGGCAGCGCACGCAATCGCCTTCGTCGTCGCTGGCCGAAGGGAAAGACTAAATGATAAAGAGTGATGGAGATCGCATTCTGCCGAACGGCGAATCGCTATCGAATGAGCGGGCACGAATTTGGCGCAGCATGACGGAAAAGGCACGTCTCGGCCTACTCCAAAGCATGAAAGTTTGGCAGCGGAATCATGGGCTGACCCAGGAGCAAGCGGAGAACGTGGCTTACGGCGGGCAGACCATTACGGCGGCCAAAAATGAGAAGTTGCCGCTAAAGAAGTTTCGGGCATCGCCTGTTGGCGAAGTGTATGGTCGTGTTCCGTGGAACATGGGCGGCAAAGAGCGCTTGGAAGACGTGCGTTCCGAGTTCGATCTGATATGGAAAGCTTTGGACGTGCGGATTCCGAAAGAACAGCAAAAGACGTTGTTCGGGCCTTATTTGTACGATCTGTTGAAAGCTGTTCGCTTGAACGCCCGTTTGCGACAACTTTTTTATGGCCATGTACTTAGCATATTGGCAGCGGAACATCGCAAGAAGATGGAGTTGGGGCCGGACCTCAGTACAGATGAAGATCGTGTTACGTTGATGGAAATACTGGACGATGCCAAAGTTTCTCGAAAAAGTGAGAGCGGCGGGGATTGACTCCTCGGCGCTATGCCCGTTCGATCCGCTGGTTCCGAAAGAACGTGAGGCGAATCTCGAATGGCGCAAGTGGTTGACGGAGTGCGCCGAAGACCCCGAAGATCGCGGCTACCTGGTGGACGCCTGCCGGCGTGACCTCAGGTTCTTTATCAACAGCTTTCTGTGGATCAAACAGGAAGAGCCACGCCCCAAGGACTTGCCGTTTATCTTGTGGTCCAGGCAAAGTGAATACGTCGATCTGTTGTGCGAGACGCGCAAGGCCGTAGCGGAAGATGAGACGGGTTCCGTGCGCGGGGACATAGTATCGGATAAGCCGCGTCGAATCGGATGGTCGTGGTTAAATCTGGCAGAGGGGCTGCACGTCGTTCGCTTCACCCCCGGCGCTACGGGGATTATTGGAAGTCGCGTAGCCGAGGATGTGGACAAGCCGGGGTCCAGCAAAACCCTCTTCTGGAAGCTGGATTACTTCATCGAGTACCTTCCTGTTTGGTTATGGCCGAACGAATACTGGCACAAACGGCTTGGGCATCCGGTACCGAGCATGAAGTATCGTAGCACGTTCAAGCTGATAGTACCGGGTGGGGGCGTCATGTTGGGGGGGACAACGCAATCCAATTTTGCAAGGTCCGGTGGTTTTGCGTGGATGATGTTGGACGAGTTTGCGCATGTTGATCGTGGCCAAGCGGGCATGGGCGACAGAGTATGGTCGGGAACGCAACCGTGCAGACTTCGGCGGGCACTGAGTACGCCTGCCGGTCGGGACAACAAGTTCGCCAGATTGCGGTTCTCTAAAGACTCGTCGGTCAAGAGATTCACCGTCAAGTGGAGTGACGATCCGGCAAAGACGGTCGGTATTTATACGCTGACGGTCCCGATGGCAATCGGACCCATCACGCTTGAGCCCGGCGAATTATGGTCGCCGTTTATGGAATCTGCTCGTGCGGGTGATGATACCGACGCTCTTTTCGCCCAGGAAATGCTACTGAGCTACGAGGGCATCGGCGGTATGTTCTACGATGCCATGATGCCTCGTGTGAAATTGCAGGTCAAAGACCCGATCTGGCGGGGGAACGTCAAGCTCACGGAAGACCCGCGCCGTCCCCGCGTGTTGCGGTTAGAGGAAGACCGGCAGGGGTTCCTGGAGGTGTGGGAACCGTGGGGCGATGGTTACGTCTGGCCATCGGCCCCGATGATAATGGCAGCGGATGTGGCGAGTGGTAGCCGGGATCGAGAGGGACGGGGGGCGAGCAACAGCGTTTTGGTCTTTGGACGCATCGAGGGCCAGAAACTCATCAAGATGGCGCAGTACATGACGCACGGCCTGATGCCCCATCTGTTTGCTCGTATCGCCTGTGCGTTGGGCTGGTGCTTCCCGATAACCGTTACGCGATCGTCCTCCACCTTTCCGGCGTTTGGCATCTGGGAACTTCAGGGGCCGGGGGAATTCTTCGGCAACACCTTGACGGGGGAGCTATCTTACCCAAACTACTATGTCGAACTGACAAAATCCGGGATGAAGCATATCGGTTTTCACATGGGGCTGTACCGGCAACCGGACGGTACGATGGCTGGATCGAAGGTCAACGTGTTTAACGAGCACAAGCAGTGGCTTCAAGAGGGTTGGTATGAAGAGCCGTCGTTTGACACTTATCGAGAAATGGAGCAATATAAGTACACGGAAGATGCCGGACCACAGCATGTTGCGGTCAAGACGGCGCTGGACCCCAGTTTGGGGCGGGCGAATCACGGCGATTCGGTTATCGCAACGGTGTTGATGGTCTGGGCGGCGAAGGAAATGCGCGAACAGGGCGTCAGTCGGGATATTGAGGCCGATCCGCCGCCAGGCACCCTGGCGTTTTATCACAAAGAACGCAGGCACCGGACGGCGGGCGCATGGCCTGTTTCGCGCGGAACAGGAGCGTGGCGATGAATGATTCGGCACCTATCAGAATGCGAAGGGACAATCTTCTCGAAGGCGAGAAAGTGCTTTGCCCTGCCTGTAAGGCGGAAATGATACGCGACTCGGATGATGGCCTTTTCTACTGTTATCACCAACGCCCGGATAGCCAGAAAATCAAACCCCTTGGGTTTGTGGCACGCCAACGAGTCAAAAGGCGGCTGAGGCGGCTGGAACGGGCAAGGCAACGGGGTGAAGATGCAACATACTAGAATAGAACTCTGATGATTGGCATTCACACCAACACGCGATTGCAGGATAAGGTCGATTCCGACTGGCAGGCGATCAGTGGGCATCGTCTCGCCCGTAAGAAAGTGTGGAAAGCCTACATCGGCGACACCTACGGGCTTTCGCCGCCCCTGAGCGACCGGACGCCGCTCAATGGGCACGCCCTATATGCCCGATCTTTGATCCTCTATTTGGCCGCCCATCAACCGAAGCCTCTTATCACAACCGATGTAGGGGCTTGGAAACGGCATACTGAGAGTATCGAGATTCAGGTTTCGCGGGTGATGCGCGAGCAGCATTTTGGCTTCAAGCAGCAGCGATGGGTGTTGGACGCTTTGCTGTATTCGCCTGGAATCCTCAAGGTCGCCCAGGAGTGGCGCGTGCTGCCTACCGGCGAGGGCGATGAGACAGATGCCGTTTTGCAGACCTATATGTCGAATGTGGACGGTTCTGACTGGGTGTTTGACACTTCTGCATCTTCGCGGCTGGATTGCGCCTACACGGGACACAGGATACGGTTGCCGATAGACGATATCGTGGGCAATCCGATGTTCGACCATCTGGACATCGAGACCATCAGGGGGGCGGCCGGGAACGACGAATACAATGACGAACGGCTGTTTTTCGAGGATGAGGACAGAAGTCAGCCGCTACGGGAGATTGTGACTTGTTGGGAAGTGTGGGATCAGCGCGACAATCGAATCAAAATCTGGCCGATCCAGGGACCGTCTCAGACGTGGTACGAAGAGTCGTGGGATGGCCATAGGGACGGCCCCTTTCACTACATCGACTATCTTGACGTTCCCAATCACGTCGTCGGGTTAAGCCCTCTGTGCCTGGTGCATGATCTCATCGAGGCCACCAACCGGGCGTTGTCGAAAACCATTCAACAGACCGATTACGCCAAGACCATTATGCGCGTTGGGGGCGGCAATGCGGCCGAAGCCCAAGCGATCATGGAGGCAACTGACGGGCAGGCGGTTCTAAACGAAAACAAGCTGGTGGAGATGCTCACTGTGGGCGGCCCCGACCAGCGGACGCTGGCGATGGTGCCGATCCTGAAAGATCTGTTCAACTGGCAGGGCGGGAATATCAACGAACTTGCCGGATTGGGCGTATCCGCCCCCACGGCCACGCAGGGCCGGATGTTGAACGAAGCGGCTTCAGGCATGATTAAGTTCATGCAGTCTCGCACGCAAGAGGCGGTGCGGGGTGCAGTCGAGGCGATTGTTCACAACGAATTGCGCGACCAGATCAATACAGAGGTGGTGCCGGTTTCGCTGGCCGATGGAACGACGTACTGGAAACAGTTTACGCCCGAGGACCGGCAGGCGATCAACGGCATTTTGCTCAATATCAACATTGACGTGTCTTCGATGCGGTTCCGTAGCCCGGAGGATCGTTTGCAGCAGTTGATGCAGTGGTGGCAGGGATTCGTGATGCCCGCCTGGCCGATCGCCCAACAGCAGGGCGTGCAATTCGACTTCCAGACGGTCAATCGCCATTACGCGAAGCTGATCGATATGCCGGAAATAAACGAAGCGACGATTTACGCGGCTTCGTCTTCCCCTGAGGCAACGGGATCGCCCGAACCTGCCCGGCAAAGCCCGGTGACGACGCGAACCAACATCCGGCAAGATAGTGGAAGTGGGCAAGATGGCGGGCTTGGCGGCCCTATGGCTGAATCGTTGATACGAGGTGCGGCATGACTCAGAGGGCTATATCGACAGTAGGGGCGGTTTATTATCGCATTTGCTATTCTTCAAAAACCGTGCCGACTTTGCGGGCGGCAAGATTGCAGCGCGTTACATGGAACGGATGGCGAACGTGGTCGCTTGTCGGCGATCCGCCAGACATCAATTGGAAATGCCAGTCCGATTGTGGTTGGTCCGAAACTGCGGAGGATGCTATCGCAAACGAGATGCTGATTGCTATGCGGCGCGGCGGGACGGATTTTTGGTACGAAACGACGTACGGCGAATATCGGAATTCCCCCAAGTTGATTGCCAAAGCGCTATCTCTCGAAGAATTTGCGGAAGTTTTTGACCGTCTGCGGGACATTGCTGGTGAACTTAGCATGACTGAAAGGATAGAGTGACGACGTGGCACATATGAGGATTGATGGCCCGGTTGAAATTGGCGATAAACTCGCCCAAATGCTATTCGAGGCCATGACGGAAGTGGGCCAATCCGGGGTCGCCCAGATGTTCGCTGCAAGGCTGATGAGTGGGCCACTGTCTGACAAGGCCGTTGAAGCTGCTGCCAAGGTCTACATGGAGCGAGCCAAGATTCCCCAGGCGGGGGCCAAGGCGCTGCGAGAAGGCATAGCGGCCAAATGCAGGACGTTGGGCGAGGGCTCGGTCAATCCCGAGCACCTGAAAATCTTGCTGGCCGAGGGGATGAAAAACGCGGTCGTGGAGATCGTCAAGGAAAGAGTCGATGAAATATTTGCAGCTATGCCTGCCGATAACTTTGTTGCTGCTGCTGCGCCCGGCGTGGGTCGAACGGTGGAAAGACTGACTGAACGGTACTTTCTCGAAACGCAGGCCGGTCAGACGAAGATCATGGAGATCATTGACCATGCCTGTGAAAATGGCCGAGATCATCTGAACGATATAGCCAATAATCGGCTTGATGCCATTGTGGACCCGAAGATCAAGGCCAAACGACCGGTTGGTCGGCCCCGGAAGCTCAGGACTTGACAATGGGGTAACTGGATATAGGATTGAAGCGGAAATAGAGGGCGGCCAGGTGGATGCCTGGCCGATCTGAACGGCTGAAGCAGTTAGCTACTGCAAGAAGCGTTGCCTTCGCTGCTCGCAACGGGGCGGTTGGGTGTTCACCCGGCCGCCCCTTTTGTATGCGCTATGTGTGAACAGTTTGGTCAATGCTGTCAGTTGTGTCGTGTCGGGGCGAAACACCCAGACCTGGTGGGTCGTCCCCGACCAGGCGGATTCTGGCGAAAGCACAGAAGCCTGGCTTTGGAGATTGGGGCCAAACAGGTGCCGGAAATGGAGGCCCATTACCGGAAGCATGGGATTGCCGTGACGCACCGGAAGGGTCGAAACGGCACGGGCCACGTTCCCGAATTGACCTCGAAATGGGATTTTGATCGCTGCCTCGCTGCTCGCGGCATGGTGGATAAGGGCTGAGACATGGCGAAACGACGACCTAGATTCAAGAAGCGGCCTTCTGGCCGAGCGCGCCGGGCGACCCCTGGCGTTGCTCCAGTGCCGCAGGCTGCCCCGCAGGCTGCCCCGCAGGCCGCACCTCTTGGGTATGGGGCGAAAACTCTGGCTCGTTACCGGGAATTGGGCGGGTTTGACCGTCCGAGTTATTTGAGTCGTGAACCCAGTCCGGGCCTCTTACATGAACTGGCGGCTGGCTTTGGACAGTGGGGGCAACCGCAACCACAGCCGGGACAACCGATGCCCCAGCCGCCGTTCGGTCAGCCTGTGCCGGGACAAGGCCCGAGGACGTTTCAGTCGCCAGCACCGCGCGGCTTGCAAGCGGCTCCAGCACGGCGGCGCAAAAAGCGAAGGCGACAACTGGCAAGAGGATTTTCCTAAAGGAGATTGTTGCAGATGACTATTGCGGACACGGGCATTGATCTTGATTTCATTACCGGCACGGATGATATCGAAGGCGGGGATGTTGCCGCTACTCCGGTTCCAGCCAAGCGCCCGGAATCGACACAGGAGGACGCTGTTGCCAACGAGATTGCCGATATCCTCATAGGCACGGAGGCCGAGCCCGAAACGCAGACGGACGGCGATAAGAAATCCGACGACGGGAAAGTAACGACAGAGAAGCCGCAAGTACATCTCGATCCTGCTCTGATCCATGAAGCCGCCACTTGGGGGATTCATCCCGACGAGGCACGAACTTATCCGAACAACCAGGCGTTGCGCGCCGTGGTCCAAGATCGGGAACGACGTTACGGCCCCACACAAACACGTCGCGAAGTAGCGGATAAAGCTGCTGAAATCGTAGAAGAGAGGTCGCTCGAACTTCCGGTGTTCGATATGAAGTTGGACGAAGATGCCGACCCGGCGATGGTGAAAATGGCCGAGTCGATGACGACTTACGCGGCGTCGCTGAAAGAACATGCTGAAACTGAACTCAAGGCGATGCGCGAGGAAATGGGGACGATGCGCGACGAGTCGAAAGCGACTACGGAGCGCATGACGCGAGCTACACACACCAAAATCGTTCAAGCATTCGACGATGAGGTCGCCTCTTGGGACGACCCCTTCAAGGAAATGTTGGGCGTTCCGTCACAGAGCACGATGGGTGATGGGTCAGATGCCCAGAAACTCAACGAGTATGTGACGAAAATGCAATACGGTCACGCAGCGATTCATGGAAGCCCGGACCCCGAAGAGGCGGTGCGGTTGACCACAGAATTCGTGCGGCAAGGTCGCCATGCGTTGTGGCCGGAAATGGCGCAGAAAGAGGCGCGAAGGGATGTCTCGAAAAAGTTGCGCAATCAGAAGGGGGGCGTAGGTCTTCGCCCCAATCGGGCACGCAACCAAGAGCCGCCTGAACAGGGCGACAATGCGGCGAAAGCCGCTATTGGTGACTTTTTCGCCGAGAACAATCTTGATCCGTGGGGGCGAAAACCAAGTGCGTGATGGACAAGTAGACTTTCGACCCGGCTAACCGGGTATGGAGTATAGATCATGGCAGCAGTAATCCAAGCCGATCAGTTGGATGGCCTTATCAAGACGACGCAACGCCACATCGAACGTGAGCGTAAGGCGTCTATTGCTGAAAGGTTGACCAAGTACATCGGCTACAAAAACTTGTTTCGGAAGTACAAGGTGTCTGTATCCGACGGGTACGGCATCGAATGGAACATGACCACCGATCATTCCAACACCGCACAGCAGGTGGGTCTGTTCGACACCATTGCTCCGGCGACGGCGATCAATCAGGTGCGGTTCAATGTGCCCTGGCGTCATACCCGGGCACACGTTTCGTGGGATTTGCGCGAGATTGCGATGAACCGTAGTCCGGCGAGGATTCTCAATTACATCAAAGAGAAAATCTTTGAGATGGACGTTTCATGGGTCGAGCATCTGGAAGGGCAAATCTGGGAAGGACCGGAATCCGGCGACGATCAGTCGGCGTTCGGCATTTGGGGCTATTGGGTGTTTTCGCCGGCGGACGGCGGGACGGCCAATACGACATCGCCGTGGACCACGACCAGCACCGGCGGGCGGGTGAATCTCAACCATTCGGCTAATTCCACCGGGCCGGGGGCAGTGAGTCGAGTGACCTATCCGCGCTCTGCCCCGTGGTATCAGAACTACTCGGCGATCACTTACAGTGATCTGTTTGCCAAGATGCGAGTAGGTTTTGACGAGATTGATTTTGTATCCCCGGTGGACTACTCGAAGCTGGGTGACGGTACTACGCAGTTTGGTATCTACTGCACGCAGGCAGCGGCCCGTGCTGCGGCGGATGAAGCGCGGCTGCAGAATGAGAATATCGGCACTGACCTGGCCTTCTACGACGGCAAGGCGATGATTCGTGGCGTGCTGATTCAGGGCGTGCCGAAGTTGAACGAACTTGACGCCGCCAAATCGACGGCCAATGTGCCCTTCCTGGTAATCGACTGGTCGCAGTTGCGCCCCTTCTGTCTGGAAGGTTTCCAGAACCACGAAGTGACGGAAACGGGCGGAAGTAACCAGCCGTTGACCGTGACGCGGGCGAAGTACATGTCCTGGAACGTCCGGGCTTGGAATTGCAAGACGATGGCTTTGTTTACATCTAACGCGAGCTAAAGCCTCGGATAAGGAGAATTATCATGGCTCATGGAGTAGTGCCAGCATTGACTGGCGATGGAACTCTGGGCATCGGTCGTGGCTTTACGGCGCAGCTTTGGGACGGCTTCGACCCGCAGGCGATGGACCGAGACCCTGGGGTCGGGTGGTACGAGGAGGACAACTTTATGCGTCCGCCGTACATTCCGATCAATACCGCCATTACGGAACCGACCGGCGGCGGAGGATATACATTCCTCACAACCAACAACGCGGGCGCTATTGTCAGTAGCGCAAGCGCTCAGGGCG